AGCAACAACTGCAGCATTACCCGCAGTTTCTACAACTAGCGTAACTGGACACAGTTTATCTTAATTATAAATTCATAGTTCCCTTATTCATTAATTTATGTAGATTAGTAATAATAATAAACTAATTATCCAATTATTAAAAACAAAATAAAAATAAATTATAGAAAAGTTATTCATTTACGTGCTGCGACGCGTTTGGATCGGCGCAAAGGAGCGACTTTCTTTGCGGCGCCGCGAGGACCACGTTTGGTTCCCTTGTTGCTGCGAGTCTTGCGGGGTTTGCCGCTCATTTTATACGCACTGCGTTTGCTTCCTTTGTTGCTACGTGCTTTACGGGGCTTTCCCGACATTTTGTAGGGTGCTCGTTTGCTACCTTTGTTGCTTCTTGTTTTACGTCCACCAATCATGCTATAATATAGTATAAGAAAATAATTTCAATCAAATCTCTTTTGTTACGCCAAAGAAATCGGTAATTTCTCTTGCTTTGTTTTTACGATTTGTAGCTTTTCGCAGTACTTCGCCAAAGATTAAATCAGTTGCGTCATCGAATTTAGCATTTTGGATTTTTTCATCTGCCTTATGCGGCGGAAATTTATTTAGCAAGTATTTGCGTTTATTTTCGTAATAGCCAGCCCCTTTATTAAACCCTGGCAGGGTGTCGGCAATTAGTGCATAGATCTGTCCGACTGGTTTCATAATTTGGTTAGTAATATAGAATTTATAGTCTAGTTTCAGTTTATTATCGGTAATAAATTGTGGATTTTCTATTTTGTCGCCCTGTAATTTCGCATTTTTCGTTTCAATATAGGCATAAGGTATGCGGTCATTTGACATGGGTTTGTTGCCAGGGTCGCGGTCGCCCATGCGGTCGGCCAGAACTTTATGGGCAATCTGTGTGGGATTTTTATAAAACCCCTTAAGGCTTTTAGTGATAACCAGCATATCCATTGGGAATTTGCCATCCAACAGACTATGCAAATCTTCCTGTAGAACCTTAATAGATTTAGCCAGGTCGCGTTCTTTCAATAGTATATCCGTAACGCGGCCATAGACATGCTTCACTATTTTCGCATTATCGCGTCGTTTCATCACAATACCCATACTAGTTTCCTTATAATTATCTAAATCAAACTCATATTTGTAGCCGATATAACGTTTCTTGGAGAATAGGATGAAAGGCCAGAATGTCTTTTCATATTCGAGGCGATGCGGTGGTTTCAGGAATTGTTGAATGTAATTTTCGGCTTCTACACCAAGGTCAATGGACTTCTTCAGCCCCACCTTGCCAGTAAGCCGGTTCCCATCGGCATCTTTAGCATGAAAATCAATAAAGATAGAGTCCGTATCCCCATATACAATCTCCGCTCCATCAAACTTTTCCAACACTTTTTCCCTCGCAAGGTATAGTAATTTCCGCCCAGTTGCGGTTGTAGAGGCGGCAATTTCCTTCATACAGACGGCATTAGTGGTCGCACCTATTCCTCCATAAACGGAATTTGCCGTGATCTTATAGGATAGCTGCTGACCATCTAATACACCACGCTTAAATTCATCGGGTTCAGTTTTAATTTTAGCCCGTGCATCCGTTCGTGCCGTTAGTAATTGGCGTAGAATGCGAGGAACAACGGATTTTTCACCATTAGGTGGTTGAACGAAGCGGCAGGTTTTCACGCCAGTTTTTACTTTACCTTTACCGCGAACCTTGGGGTCTATCCATGAGAAGATATCGTATGTGATATCAACATAGTCATACCCTATCTTTTTCAGCTCTTCAACACCTTTATCACCAAGATATTTCTTATCAAATACGATAGAATCATGAGATAGGTTTTCGCTAATCATTGATGAAGGATATAGGGATGCATAATCTAGAATAGTGACATAATTGTCTAGATATATGCCCGGATTTGGCTTTAATACGATGGCACCTTCAAAGCCATCATCTAGGTCAGGTATCTGGTCATCCTCCAGACCATATTCAAATTTTGGATTATAGAGTGTTCGTATTTCTTTGTCGTGTTTTAGAACTGGAATAAGGAACTTGTCCTTACGACACTGCTTGGCAACAAGACTAAACACTTTAATGCCTTGACCTCGCAGAAATATAAAGGATAATGGGACCGAACAAGTATTCGCCATGGCAATATTATTAGTAATAATCTGTAGTTTATTAATGATATGTAAACATAGGACACAATCCTGAACGCAATAGGTCGCAATCATCGCTCGGTCATCGGCGGTTCCCTGTTGACACCTGAAAATATCTTGGGGACTAACGTCGTCTTTTGCCAGACGCCAGGTGGGTTTCTTGCTAAGAATCGTCGGGTCAATGTCACATACTAGTGTAATAGTGTCGGTCGGCAGCGATATGGCGGTAATCTTGAATTTTTTGCCATCACAATATTTGTCGTCGCCACCGCAAAAGATAGTTATATAGTTGCCGACGTTCAAAGTGCGTGAGTTCTTTATTTTCAATTCGCGGCCATCTATGGCCAGAATTTTATCATTAATAAAGGTTTCAGCGACAAAATCTAATTTATAGGATACGAGATTATGTTCGCGTTGGATTACTTTCAGTAGATCAATATTGACCCTGCCTTCCATATTAAGATAGCGGAGTGTATTGTCACCCATGGCCGAAGAGGCCAGTTCTTTGACAACTACTTCGCAAGCTTTTCCTTTAATCCGCGATATCATGCCGAATTCTTCTTCGCACCCTAATTCTTCCGCCCTATCATACATATAGGCATAATCAAAGCCAAAGATATTGTAGCCGGTAATCATGTCGGGATCCAGGAGCCTAATGAAGCGGCTCCATTCTAATAGGACCTCGCGTTCAGTTTTACATTGAACGACTACCACTCCTTCAATAGGTGAGCAAGTATCCAGGGTAATGACGTGTTTTAGACAACATTCCATTTCACCATATTTCTGGATAGCCGTGCCGATTTGAATAACCGGGTCGCCTTCCACTGGCGGAAATATATTGCTAAGATAGATATTGCTCCGCTTAATTTTCATTTCCTTACCAGCATCAATTTCGGGAAAATGTTCTTGTAGGATGGACATAATTTGATTACTTGCGACATTGATAAAATGATAGTGGTGTCTATTATCGTCGCCAATTACGGCGGCGATTTCTTCTTGCGATAAATAATAGATACGATTGTATCTCGCGAGGATGTCGTAGCTAATAGTTTCACCTTTAGCCGCGATCATCCTATTATACACCTTCAATACTTTCCTACTTACTTGTCTGATAATAGATTTGCTGGGTTTTTCGTTAAGTTTCGTGAAAATTTTATTAATAGAGCACGTATCTTTTTTTTCATCATTGTCGCAAAAGGCATCTTCAATTAAAATCATAATGGTTTTTTCGGTAATATCATCGTGGTCGATGCCAACATGCGTGTTGGAAATAATATCGGCTACCAATATCTTATAACTTTCGGGTCGTTTATAGATATGGGCAACATTTTTGGATGCTATTTTTATTTTCATCCTATTAGGAACTATGGCACCTTTGGTATAAATTTTGCTGACATCGCGGGAACCTTCCGCGAATGCGTCAGAGATTAGGATATCAATCGCGTCATACATATCCTTAGCCGGTTTTCGATCGCATTCATTCACACGATAATACTCTGTAATTTCTTGACAGAGTTTTAGGTAATTCTTTTTTGGTAATGGGAAATCGCCATGACTACTGCCACATTCTATATCATACGACGCGATTAGGAAAGGTGCCATGTCCAATACAGGTTCATCGGGTTGTTTAACATTTTTCCATGCGACATCAATATTAATTTGTGTATTGGAGTCGCATTCGCGATTAATTGTATATGTTCCAGCCTTAATTGACACCCAACCAGCAGGAAATAGGTCGTTGATATGGAAGAACCTAAGGAGGGGCAATATATTGCTTTCATAGACTTCAAAGAGCCGTCCACAGCAAACGCCAGGTACCGCCACCTTCTTTTTAAGAATTTTATTACACTGATATAGACCTTGAGTGGTTTTAAATAGTATACGAATAAATTGGAAGCGTTTGTTATTGGTGAAGCCCCAGAACTTTTTACGCCGAACTACATCGTGACTAATGATATCGTCTTTGTTATAAAAGGGCATTCGCTCCTTTAATTTTTTGACTAGCATATTAATTTTAATGGTGGACCATTCTTCAGGGATACTAATGTAGAAATGTGGTGGAAACCCGGAAATATTGAGTGTGACGGAAGTACCTTTGAGCGTATTACCATAGGCTCTCATTAGAAATTCGGCCGAACTCGGCTGCGATTCGTCTTCATCATCGCTGGTGCTGTCGCCATCACTAGCGACATTCACGACTGTTTTTGTAGTAACATCCCAATCTGCAATCTGTATTTCAATATCTATATTGTTGGGGATTTTCTTTGGTGAAAGACCACGTAGTTGATCCATTAAGTATGCGTATGCGTATGCGTATAAATATACGCATTATTACAACTTTATATATGAATCAATTTTATATTCTTATAATAATATAATAAGGACATGAAGGATTTCGTATCATTTTTCTTACTACTAATTGTCATTACAATATTCTATGTATATCTAGAAACGAAATCATTGGATGTGAAATATATAGTGTCTAATGTTGATAACAATGAATACCTAGTGCGAAACTTACCTGACAAACAAGAAGCATCTGACTTAATAGCAAATATCAATATAAATCTAAAGAAATTGATAGCTTCTGTAAATAAATTGGACCGGCAGGCGAATTTCACTGATGAAAATATGGAAGATATTAAGCGGTTAACCAAAAATTATCGCGAAGGTAATATATCGGAAAGTAATCCTGGCAATAAATATACTTCATATTCCATAAATAAAGGTGAAAAGATTGTATTTTGCATTAGATCTAAGGATGGTTTGGATACACTGGTATCGCTGAATATAATGGTGTTTGTTGCCATCCATGAACTGGCTCATCTCATGACGAAATCTATTGGTCACGGCCAAGATTTCTGGGACAATATGAGCTTTCTATTAAAAGAGGCGATTGATATTGGTGTTTATAAGAAACAGGACTACTTCAAATATCCTGTCGAATATTGTGGGACGACCATAAATGATTCTCCATTGAAATAAACGCAGCCGCGAAGCCGCGAAGCCGCGAAGCCGCGAAGCCGCCCAGCGGCGTATAGCGGCGTATAGCGGCGTATAGCGGCGTATAGCGGCGTATAGCGGCGTATAGCGGCGTATAGCGGCGTATAGCGGCGTA